TGCGACAGCACGACGACCACTTTCAGCAGGATTAACGTGACTGGAACGTGCGCTCTCGGAGGCGCAGGTCTGATTTTCAATGCAGGTATTACGACCAACGGAGTGTATAATTTGATCACCGCTTCTAGTACAATGAGCGGCACGTTGCCTGTGATCATCACGAACAACACGGGCAAGACGCTGGTCCTTTCTCAGTCTGGGAATAATTTGCGAGTGACCGTAAGCTAAACGAGGTTAACGTGAATTTTTCTAATCCCGATCCAGCTCAAGTGATTTTGCAAGTTCAAGTGCAAAATCCCGATGGTACCCCTAAGTTATCTTTGCTAAGTGCCGTTGTTCGGGTGTACCATTTATCTATGGGGATCGAGGTTATAAATTTAACATCGACACCTTTGGTACAGGTAGGATCCAGTAGCGTTTGGAGATACCTGTGGTCTCCCAGTTCCTTGCCTACGGGAAATTATTTTGCAGAATATACTTTAGTTGATAATGATGGATATGAATTTGTAGGTGTGGAAAAAATTGATGTTTTTGATGTTTCCAAGCAGGTTGATTTAGAATTTGTAAAACAGGTGGAGCAAGGTAGGTGGAAAGTTGTATCTAATCAAATGATATTTTACGCGGATAATGGTACTACTCCACTAATGATTTTTAATTTGTACGATAAAGACGGAAAGCCTACGATGGAAAGTGTATATGAAAGGGTGCCTGTTTAATGTCTTTGCTGCTCACAAGAGGGTTTGGCGCTGGTAGTCTTGCGGCAATCGCAATCGGGGGAGGAATACCCGAAATTACGAGCGCAATATCGATTGATCCTGATTTATCTGCAAGTGGTGAATCAATTCCTCGAGTGGCGGCAGAAAATATTTTGCCAAAAATTGTTCCTAATCAGGAGGCTCTTTCAAAAATACATTCTAGCGATTTGAAGCCGACTCTTATTTCTCTAGGAGAGGTGGATTAAAATGGCTGCAATTAAACTTAGCATCCTCGTTGGAAATTTAGAAGATGCTATTGATCTTTTTACATCTATCAAAGTGTACCGATCGACTACTGGGGAAAGTGGGACATACACAGAAATAACCAATAGTGCCACAAGGCCTGTGCTAGTGTCTGGTAGGACTGTTTACACATATACTGATACTGCTGGTAGCGTTGACTATTGGTATAAAACCAGTTATTACAATTCATCGACCTTGTTAGAGAGTTCTCTTTCAGATCCCCAGCAGGGTGAAGGTGATCCAGCTCTAGATATTGTCAGCGTCGAGGAACTTAAAACAAATTATTTATATGGGCTTGACCTAACTGATGATGCCGGAAATCCCATGCCCGACAGTTTGTACGAATGGTTTATTCGTTCAGCTGTAACTTGGGTAGAAATGACGCTGGATATTCCGATTATTCCAAAAGAAATTTCCGACGAGCGCCATGGATATTACCATGAGGACTTTCAAAATTATATGTGGCTTCGAACCACTGTTTATCCGATTTTGGATGTGAGTGAAGTTAAAATGGTCCTTCCAGGGCAAACTACTGGATCTGTTTTTGACCCTAGTTGGCTTGCGATACAAAAAGAATCCGGGGAAATTCAAGTTATCCCTACAAGCATTGGGGTTTTGGTTTTTTCTGGCGCTGGTGCTCTTTGGCCTTCTATGGCCGGAAATCGATATATCCCAGATGTTTTTAGGATCACGTATACTGCGGGAGCAGAAGTTACGCCTTTGATGCGCGATGTGATTGCCAAGGTGGCTTCTTTTGGCCCTCTCAACCCCCTCGGGGATTTGCTCGGGGGCGCTGGGATCGCAAGCCAGGCTCTTTCACTTGACGGACTGAGCCAGAGCTTTACCACAACCTCAAGCGCCACGATGGCCGGCTACGGCGCGCGATTGTTCCAGTACCAAAAAGAAATAAAAAATGTTTTGCCAACCATGCGCGCCTATTACAAGGGGCTCCGCATGATCGTTGTGTAGGTGGTGACTTATGGGCACAAGACCTTTTTATCCGATTACTGGCACTCCTCCGATGACCAAGGAAAGCCAGAGTCGGGTTGATCTAAAACCTGAGCCCTTTGATCTGCTGATCGAAACGAAAGGCTACCTGGTGGCGTGGGAGCGGGCTTCAATGTGCCCTTGCATGCCAGTGTCCGAGAAAACCGATCAGGCGGATCCAAATTGTGAACGCTGCAAGGGGATGGGTTGGTTTTATTTTGGGGCCGCAGTAGAGCAACAACAGGATTATGGGGAATTTGGCCTTGATCCTATCCAGAGATATTTTGTGGAATCTAAGAGCGCGATGCTAATTCGCGGGGTCATAAGCAGTATTCAATCGCAGTACACACCTTGGGATAAAATAGGCAATTGGGCGGCAGGAACTTTAATGATCACGGTGCGGGGGCAAAATCGTCTCGCGATTTATGATAAGTTAACTATATTAGATTCAGAAATTTGCTACAGTGAAATAGTGGTCGCGGACGGCACTTCGGTCACAGCGGGCCGATACGCTATGACGGGAATTAATCATATTCGATCAGATGAAAAGGAATATATTCCAGACGCGGATTTTGTTCTCGATGAACGCGGAAGGATTTCTTGGTTCGCAGGCCACGAACCGGAGGAGGATGAACGAATCTCACTGCACTATGTTTGCCACCCCACTTATCTTGTGACTGAGCATCCACATACCTTACGGACAACGACAAAGAAATTTAAAATACTGGTACCCACGACCCCCTCGGGTGATCCGCAATTTTTACCAGTCCAAGCGCTTGTTCGTTTGGATTTTATCCCGGGGCCCTAAACGTGATCAAAATATCGCCAGTTGAAATTCCGACAGAGATGCTTGAAAAATTGAATGAAGTTCAGCAATTGATTTTTGATATAGCAGATGCTTCGCGGGATTATTGGATCATGCTCGCGTCGAAAGATAGTTCGCATTTACGCTTTGATTATCTGACTGGAATTTTGCCAGTGGAAGATAAAAAGGGGCAAAGCGTGATCGGTTTGGTGGGCGAACTTCCGCACCTTCTAGAGGAGGGCGCTCCATCTTTGGATTTACGAACGACGTTGCTAGGTCCGAAGGTCCCGACAGTGCCCCGAGGGCAACGCGGAAAGCATCTTGCGAAGATTGGTGGTTACTACCGTGCGATCCCTTTTCGGCACATGACGCCAGGAACGGCGGCTGCTCCCCGCGGAAAAACATCCGGCCTCGAGATGGGCATGGCGTATAAAGGGCATCCAGCGATTGCAAACGCTAAAGCACTAGGAAAATCTATCCATAAAGCGGCTAAAAAATTGAGCGCTTCGGTTTCTGCTCCAGGACAGAAAACTGTTTACGGAGGCCGATTACAGGCAGGTATGGCGCCCAAACTCAAAGAGCACCACAAGACAGATATTTACGCAGGGATGATCCGTGAACGGAAAACTTATGAAAAAGCCACGCAGTCTCAGTATTATACATTTCGAACGATTTCCACGAACGTGACCGAAGGCTGGATTCGTCCCCCAATTATCGCACGCCATTACGCTGATCAGGTGGCTCAATACGCAACCAAGCTCGCCCCCGAAGTCGTGACGGCTTTTTTGGAGTCAACATGATCCAGAGATACTTGTACTCAATTCTTAAGACAGGGGTTCAAGCAATTCTGGATGACCCCCGGATCCTCGATGATCTTTTTGAAGCCGATTACGTGCTCGAGAAAACTGAGGTAGAGGCGATCAAGGAACTCTTCGCAGCTCAGGGTTTAACGGTAATTAACGGATACGCTCGAGGGGACACGAAATTTCCTGCGGTCGCTGTTATTCTAGGCGATGAACGCGAGGCGGAAACTTTCCTCGGGGATTCCGCTGGCCAGGTTTTGGAGGATGATGATCCTCTTTACGGGGCGGATATCGAAACGGCGATTTGGGAGTACACGTTTAATATTCTCATTATTACGGAGCACCCGGATTCGACCTTGTACTATTACGAGATCGTAAAGAGCATTCTTCTCGCGGGTCTCGATAGTTTGTCGGATGATCCAGAAAATATGTTCGAATACAAAATGTCGGGAGCCGAACTTGCGCCTGATCCACGGTATTTGCCTGAACATCTATTCGCGCGCCAGTTGACTTTCNCAGCCCAACGCGAATTTCAACGGGTTCGTCGNGATTCTTTACTGGTGAAGGCCTTCGCTCTGAGGGGCATACATATTGACAGTTCGGGCTCGAACAGCGACGTTGGAGGGGTGCAAACACTTGTCGAAATTTATAGAGAGGGCGAATCATGATCGACTTTGAGGAAGAAGAAAAAGAGATAACTGAATCGGAGGCTCCTGTCGTTCCCCCAGGAGAATTGCCAATCGTTCCTTTGCGGGTGTTTCTCGCTTGCTCGAGGATGCGGTGGGATCAAACGGCGGGGTTTACCCGGTATGCAAAAATAGAAAATTTAAGTCCGCGTTCAATTTCTGACTGGCGCCTCGCGTTCGAGGCCTTTAATTCGCGCCCTGTGCGCTGAGAGGGAGGAAAAATTATGGCTTCGACGATTTTCTTTAACGGGCGCCTAATTTCGGTTCCTGGATCTTACACCGAAGTTGACGCGAGTGGACTCGAATCCGTAGGTCTGAGCGCTGTGGGTATTATCGGAATTTTGGGGGAGGCCGAAGGAGGGCGCCCCGCTTCCGACATGACCGAGGTTTCTGAATTCATCACGATCAATAAACCCGAAAAGGCAAACTCGACTTTCCGCTCAGGGCCGCTTCTCGAGTCGATGCCCATGCTTTTTGGCCCAGCGCGCGATCCCGATATCCAAGGCGGCGCGGTTTCTGTGGTCGCGATGAAAGTCAATCCTGCCACTCAATCAACTCTGACTCTGAGCAACGCCTACGGGAGCGCGATTGATCTGACAAGTTCGGACTGGGGTGCATTCACAAATCAAATCAACGTGACGATTGCCTCGGGCACGACCCAAGGGAAACTTGTGACCGTAGGTTTTGAGGATACGGTTGAGAGCGGCGACGACATTGGTGGAGATTCGATCTTCTCGCTCAAGTACGTTGGTGGCACGACAAGTTGGGAAACAATGTCGGCCGAAATTACGGCTGATCGCTACGTCAAATGCTNGGGGACACGGGCGGATCTTGGCCTTGACGGGGATATCGCGGCACAGTTGGCCGTGACAACCTTGATCGAAGTTGTAAGTGCAAGCGCTTCCGATACAACGCAGCAGGTGATCGTTTACGGTTTGACCGGCGCCGGGGCGGCTCAGAGCGAGACTCTAGCGTTGAATGGCACCACTGCTCGTATTAGCACCACGACTTTTTCAAAAATTCATGGTGCGCGGATTGTTGGTACCACTGTCGGGGTTGTCACGGTGCGAATTTCACCTGTGGGCGCAACAATCCTGACCATCGCAGCCGGAACAAACACCGTCAAAGGTCTCGTGAAAGCTTTCGCTCAATACATAGCGAGTAGCAAAGTCACGGTTGTGGCAGATGCCGCGACCACGAAACCTTTGATTGTGGCCGGGTACAGCGTGACGGGCGCGGTGCAAATTGAGAAATTCGCCTTGAACGGAACCACGCCAGTTACCGGCTCTCTAGATTTCTCGCAGATCACGTTTATTGCGCTCGGGGAGGTAGAGGCAGCGCGGACAGTGACAACGAGCGCAACGGCGGCGTTGACGAGTTCGACGCAGAACACGATCACGAAATGCGCGGACTTTTTCAATTCTCGCTATGATCTGACCAATTCTGTCGGGTTCGTTTGGACGACAAAAACGCCTGAATTGGATTTTGATCCCGTGAATCTGGACGTGACCACGGGCGCGGGCGGCCCGGTGACTTGCTTGTCCCCGGCTGTTCCGGATTTTTATGCTAACCTGTATGCGGTCATTGACTGGATCAACTCGAATAGCCAATATATCGATGCGGAAGTTGCTTCAGGGGCAAAAGGTGGGGCACCTACTAATTCGATCGCGGCTCAATTTCTCGGAGGCGGCTCCGAGGGTGTCACGACTCAGAATCACTGGCAGGGGGCGCTTGACTTGCTCAAGCGTACTCGAGTCAATAGCGTGGTTGTTCTGACTGGTGATCCTGCGGTTCATGCAGTCGTTGAAGCGCACTGTGCGTACATGAGCGGGATTGGGCGAAGTGAACGNGATTGTTTCATCGGGCTGCTGAACACGGGTTTGACCGACGTTCCCACGAAAACNGAGGCGAGAAATCAAATCATCGCTCTTAACAGTCGCCACGTGCGCGCCTTTGCTCAGGCGATCGAGCGGTACAATTCCGCGGGTGAGCGAGTTGAGTATTCGCCTTGCTATCAAGCAGTGGTCGCGGCAGGGATGCAGGCGGGTTCCCCAGTTGGGCAAAGTCTGACCTACAAATACGCTAATGTCCTAAGCATCCGTCAGGACGCGACCTGGAACCCGACAGATGACGCCGAAGAAATGATCCAATCGGGCCTATGCTTCATGGAAAACATCGAGGGTCTCGGTCGGCGCGTCGTTCGCAATATAACGACGCACTTAACGAGCGACAACATCGCATATACGGAAGGCAGCGTGAACGAGGCTGTAAACTACGCTGTTTACACCTTCCGGACGAATATGGAATACGCAGTTGGCAAACGGGGATTTAGTGGAACGGTCAACGCTGCTAAGGGCGTTGCAATCAATACGCTGGGTCTTTTGAAGGACGCAAATATTCTGATCGCGACTCGTTCTTTAAATATCGAACTCATCGTCGATGTTTTGGAGGTGAGCGTCGAGATGGCGCCAGTGATTCCGATCAATTTCGTCAAATCCACAGTCCACCTTGTCACGATTGCGCAGAGCGCTTAAATAGGGGAGGGGGAAAGTCATGTCTCAAAAAGGACGATTGTTGACTGGCGCTCGATGCCGCTTTTCGATCAACGGTATCAAAGTCGGGTATGCGCGAAATGTCGCGATTACCGAAGAAATTGAATACCAGCCTGCTGAAGTTATTGATAATATCGAGGTCGAAGAATATGTTCCAATTGCTTATCGAGTGCGGTTCACGGCCGAACGCTTTAGGATAATCGGGGATCAGGGCGAAGGGTCGCTGAAACAACAAGGTTGGTTCCCTCCAGTTGGCGGGAATACCGAGGAGCATCTCCAAAATATTCTGGTGACAGGCGACGGATTGACCGCGACCATCGAGGACACGAAGACCGGCAAAATCTGGGCGACAGTAGAACAGGTGAAAATCACCTCGCACAATTGGACTGTTGATCAACGTGGGATCGTCGGCGAGGGCGTGGAGTTCGTCGCGATCCGCGTTCGGGACGAATCAGAAGTCTAAACTAGGCCTCCGCTCCTCCGGAGAATGCCCCCGGGGGTTCGTTCTCCCCTTCCCCCCGGGGGCGATTTTTCCCCAGATCTCGCGTGACTCTTCTGTCGATGGCAGAGTAGAGAGAACCAAAAGGGAGAACCTAATGAAACCGGAAGAATTGCGCAAGCGGCTCGAAAATGTAGAAAAAGGGTTGGCAGAGGATGAAAGTACAACTGAGTTTCCAACCTCGGGGCCACGCGAAGAACGTGAATATACTTTTGTCATTTCTTGGAAAGATGGTCGAGGAAAACTCTGGAAAGGTACCTTCACCAATCGAGTGCTTTCAATCCGGGACCGGCAAACTGTTGGACTTATGCGGGCTCGAATGGCGGTAGGCGTGGCTCTCGACTCGCTGGATTCCCTGACTTCCGAGATCAATTTGATGATTGCGCATTTGTCAGTGAGTTTGATCAAGCGCCCCGACTGGGCTTCTGACCTTGGGGCGTTAGACGAGGTGAGGTTGCTTCAGGAAATTTATATGGAGGTCCTCAACCACGAGGCGACGTTTTTCGGCTACGGAAAAAATTCGGACGCGAGCGGAGATAAATCTGAAAGCGGGGAGCACAGCGCTTAAGCGCTGGTGGTCTCAAAAATACAATTTGCCGACGAACCATGAATTGTTTTTGTCTCAAACTGAAGCAGAATTGTACCAGGAGATGACCGAGGATATGCTTTTTTCTCGGCAAGAAATCAGGGCGCAACTCGAGAACGAGGATACGCCAATTGCAGATCGTTCGAATCTCTGGAAACGTCTGCATGCACTTGATCGCGCCCTGGGGAATCCAACAGAGAGCCAAGATCCTTTGATTGATGAATGGGAGCGCGATTTGGAAGAAGGGCGCATGCCAAATTTAGACAAGCAGCAGGTTCGATAGGGGGCTTCAATGGGTAAAGATGTCCGCACAAATGTTGTTATAACGGCTGAGACGAAGGGGCTTGATCGAGCACTTCAACAAATTCTTGGCTTGAACAAAGAAAGCCTAGATGCCCTCAAAGAGCAAGCTGGAGCTTTCACGGCCGTCGAAAAATCCTTAAAATTAACTGAAATTCGAATCAACGGTATTTGGAAACAGCAACAAGCTCTCGCCCAACAGATGGATCAGATTTCCGACAAGGGAAGTGATGCGTACCAGGCACTCCAAAAAGAAATGCAGAAAGCAGATGACCAAGCGAAGTCGCTCAACCGCTCTTTGAATCTCCAAAGAAAGATTTATCAAGATGAAGCGGAAGCAGCAACGCGGCTCGAGCGCGCTCACGCCCAAATTCGGCAAGGGCAACAACGCGCGCAGGAAAAGGCGCAAGGCGCATTTGGGCAAGGATTCCTTCAGGCTGTTCTGCCGCCAAGTGCGATGGGGATGGCTCCACTGTTTCTCGAACGCGGGCCCGGGATGCGGCAGCAGGCTTTCGGACAACTCGCGGGCACGGCCTTGCGGCGCGCGGGCGAGTTCGGCTGGGGAATGACTGGGGGGATTGCATTCGGAGGCTTGCAAGGAATGCAGGCGGGCCTTTCAGCGATACCTTTAGTCGGGGGGCTTGCAGCGGGCCAACTTGGGGCAGCGGCGGGCTTCGTGGGGCAATCGTTGGCCTATGAGAGGCAACGTGTTGATTTAACTCCTTTTTTGTCGGATCTGTCGCACACAATTGTGACACGCCAGAGATCAGCCGCAGAGGTCGAAAGTACAAAGCGTGAAGAAAACTTTACGCGCCTAAAAGCAGAACGAATACCGACAGCTATCTCAGGAATATGGGATCGGGCGTTGTCAGAAGCGGCGTTTTTGAATCAGCGAGGCCCTCTCGCGGGGCAAACGGCTATGAGCTTAGCCCAGATGGCGGGAGATCCTGCGAAAAAACAACAACTTGATGATTTGATCGGTAGTTATGCTTCGAACCAACAGGCGGCAATTTGGGCGCAAATCGAGTCTGCGAACGCTAAAGCGCCCGCTGTGGTTCTTCGCGGCCGCGCTGAAATGCTCAATGCTGGTGGTGGGTTCGGGAATTTAGGGGGGCCTTCGGCGGCAAACCGGGCGATCCAGATTCCTGCTCCTCAGTTCGCCGCATGGCAGAAGCAAGTCAGTCCTGCGGACCTTGCGGCACAGGCGGGCCTCCGGTTTCGAGGCCTCGGGCGCCCGGAAGCGCTCCAGGAAACGGCGGCGTTGTTCCGGGCGGCTGGCGGGCGGTTCGGGCAAGGGATTGGTGGGTTAGCAGCGCAGCAACAGTTCTTGGGCCTCGGCATGGCGGCACAGACGCTCTATGGTGCCGGTCCTGAGATAACAGGGGCTTTTGGTCTCGCGGGGCGCCGCGGAGGCTTGGTCGGGGCCCAAGGTTTGGGTGCTGACAAGTTGACCCAAGCGATTCGGGATGCGAACGCGCTCGGGCTCGAGGATTCCGAGGTTCCGCAGTACCTCCAGGTGATCGCCAGTGGAATCCAGAATTTCCAGCAGACCGGAATTCCCATGAATCAGGAATCGTTGGCCTCGATGGCTCAGTTGCTCGGGCAAACCGGCATGCAGACACAGCGCGCTTTAGCTGTTTCTCAACAATTTCAAGGGTATGTTCAAGGAATTCCGGGTCGCGGGCCCCAGGGCGGCCTAGACCTCGCGCTGATGCAGGCGTTTGGGGGGTACCGAGGCGGCGGCCCGACCGCACTTCAGAAATCCTATATCCAAATGGAGCAGATGACAGCGCAATTGCGAGAACAAGGTCTCGGAGGCGTCAAAGCGGGTACTACTACGGGCGATTTTATGAGTAAAATCATAGGGATGGGAGGGGGAGGCGCGATAGGGGAATTGTTCCTTCAAGGAATTCTGAGGAAAATGGGTATCCAGGCTTCGACTCTCGAGGTACGCCAGATTGGCGCGGCGTTGGGAGGCCCCCCGTTGACCCCCGCTGAGCAGGCTCAAGTGGAGACTACAAGGGCCAACCAAGCGCTGGTCAGGAAGGCGCGCCCCGGGGATATCACGGCGGAAGCAGCGGCAAGGATTACTGCTGTGGGCCCAAATCTTCGCGCGCAAGCGGAACTTGCAGAAAAGCAAAGGATCATTGGGGCGAAAATGACCGATGTTGTGATCTCGCTTGAAACGGCGGCGACCAACACGACAGCGGCGTTCACGCGGGCGAAAGATGTTCTTGGGTTTTTCGCAGATGAGGTGAAAAACGCGACTTCCGCAGTCGCGCGCTTGACAGCACCTACTGAGCAGAAAAGAACTCCGGGGGTCAAATAATGGCGACTGATCCTCGACCAGGTTTTCAAGGATCTGAAACATCTTACGTCGAGGTTATTATTTATCAGCATGGTGGAGATCCTGTTTTGCTTTCCTCGGTCAGTGGTAAATTCAGCATTGATGGTAGACATGAATCCGAAAATCATTGTGTGGTCGGAGTAAGCACCAATAAGTCTCTCGGGGCGCCTTCAGGTACATTTTCTGTCTCGATTAAACCTGGACGGCAAGCCGAAGAGATTTTTCAATGGTTGGCAGATGATGACTGGATAGACATTATTTTTTGGAAACATAAAAAACCGTGGCATGTAATGCGGGGCTTAATCGACGGAATGCAACGTTCGAGAACAGTCAAGGGAGTAGGTGCAGAGAGTCGCACGTATACAATCACGGGGCGTGATTTCGCTAAAATTTGGGAAAGCACACCTGTTTGGTTTTCTCCTTACGCAGATAATGATCTGGTAACAGACGCAATATCAAATCAAGTTTTTCAGGCGCTACCCCAGATTGTAGGGGCTCCTCCTCGGGCAGTCAAAGCTTTTCTGAGAAATTTCTTGGAAGAGTTGGCTGGTTCAGCGGGTGTAAATTGGACTCCTCCTCCAGGTATGATTGGTATTAAAAATGAATCATTCCTAGAGAGCGTTACATTTGCTCCAGAATCTTCGGGAGAAATTACAAACCCGGTTTTCACCCCCAGTTATTTATATCAAAACATCCCTCCTAGAAAACAATTTAATCCAAATTACATGAATCCTTCAGGGACCCTTTGGCAGTTAGCTTACCAGCATAGTGATCCTTTATTTACAGAACTGTACGCGGATCTTTTTCCGGATGGAGATCCTATATCTTCCAAGATTACTGAAGGATCATCGCTTGATTTGACTCAAACAAAGATGACCGTTGTTATTCGCGACAAGCCGTTTCCAACAATGGAGTTTAGGTCTCTTTGGGATGACTTGCCTTTGCTTAAAATTCCTCGGCAACAGATTGTTGAGGAAAATGTAGGAAAAGGGGGAAATGAGAGATTCAACGCTTATTTTATAGCAAGTTTACTTTTTCAGGAGTCAATCGGACCCCACGCTTTAAGCATACTCGCACCTCTGGTTCACATGCAGGAAATTAAGCGGCACGGGATGAGACGAATGGATGTCCAGAGCAGCATGGCTCCCGATGATTTAGATTTTTCTAAAATGAGCAAAATGCAACGGCGCATTTGCCGAGATTGGTATTGCTTAAATCCTTATTTGTTGTCTGGATCAATCAGTTTGGCAATCGGTAGACCGGATATAAAGATCGGCTGTAGGATTGAAATCCCGAATGATGGAAGAGGTTTAAAATTAGATGAAACCTATTATGTGGAACAGGTGAGCCATTCTTGGGAATTTGGGCGGGGAATGAAAACGCAACTCGGCGTCACGCGCGGTTGGCAAGGGGACGACGTGAGTTATGCGGACAAACTTTCAACGGTAATTGATAGTTATAAAACTCCTAATTTAATCCGTGATACTGAAGGATTTCTAGCTTAGAGGTCAAAATGAGGTATCAATCTGGTATCCCAGCGGGTTTAGCGGCTGAAGATCGAAACGCGAATGGTCTTCTATTGCGCGGCGCCGTAATCGCTACTTACGTTTCAGATGATCCCACACATCCAGCGGCAACCTACCCTTCGAGCATGCCTCCTGTTGCGGTCTATTGCGATGTCCTGGTATACGCTTCAATTGCGGGCATGCGCTGGTTTGGATTAAAAAACGTGCTCGTGTCACAACCCGGGCCTTCGGGAATTCACCGTGGGAGAATTTGGAAACCTCGAGCGACTACGCTAGATATTGAGCAGGCTCTAGCCGCGGGTGAAGGATCGAACCCTGCTTTCTTTGACGGCGATCATGTGCTCATTGGATTTCTGGATAATAAATTCGATCAGCCGATCATTTTGGGTAGTCTGCCTCACCCCTCTGTGGATGTAGGGCGAGCAACGCTTCCGGTTGGCCAACGGATGAAGCTTAAAGTCGCGGACGGGGATCCTGATTTTTTCAGGCACCACGGCACACATTGGGGGATCGATTCGAACGGAAATTGGGTGACAGATTCTCGATTTGCGAATGACGGCAAAATTGAGGACGATGGGTTTGAGCAAGAGCCGCCAGTTGATGGGAAAGGCAAGCAGGAATTCATACTTCCCGCTGACGCGAATTTTGCCGTCACGCTCTGGGATATGAGTGATCCACAATCCCCGGTGGAAAAAATTCGGTTCCAAGTGGATAAAACCAATTTGCATTTCCAAATTGACGGCGAATCGATTACGATCTCGGGCAAAGATGCAACCGCAACTCTCGTTCTGGGAAATGGTGCGGTCAAGGCAGCCATCGCGGATCATCTTGAGACCCTGTACGGGCAAATTAAAAATGCTTATGCACTGCATAAGCATCCCAGCGGGACGGGCCCTACGGGATTTGCGGATACTACTTTTCCAGATTGGGATCCAACAATCAATTCCCAGAAATTGACCTTCCCGGACGGTTAGAGGACGATGAACCGATGCAAAGTGTAGATCTTTCAAACGCCTTAAAGGCACTGCCGCTTTTTTCGGAAGAAGCTCTTGCCGCGAATTCTTGGGCGAGTGCTTTCCATGTGTATTTTGAGGGTGCTACTGCGGGAGTTGTTGGGCCAGTGGTTCCCGCGGGCCTTACGGCTTGTGAAGCAGCCATGGCAGGTGCGCTCATGGGATTTTCGCAGCCAGGTCAAGGCGCACTGAAAATTCAGTTGGGTATCGTCGCTTATTGGGGTGCGATCGTCCCGGCAGTCGCTTGGCCGGGGTGTTTAGTGATTACGCCCCCGCCTGGGTTGACGGGATTAACCGCGGCGCTCGAGGCGGTATTTTTGGCGAACACGATTGGACTCGTCGGCAAAGACCCCGCTTATGACGCGATCGCTGGCGCAATTCACGCAGTTTGTATCGCGGGTGGGGTTGCGATCTTTCCGATTCCAATCGGCGTGCAGCCGATTTTGTAGAGGTGCGCATGCCTGTTTCTACACTAGCTATGTTGAAAGAACGTAGCAGACAAAGTTTGAATTTTGACGATAAATTTTATAGGAGAATGTTGTATTTTTTTGAACTGCGAGTTCCTGCGGAAGTTGGATTTAATGGTGCAACAGATTTTTTGTTTCCATTAATATTGCCACCGGAAAATTATTCGATGGAGGAACCTTTTTCCGCAGAAGTAACCCCGACCCTTGGCGGGGGTTTGTACGTGGAGGAAAATGGGATCATCCAGCGGATTATTCGTTTGTCGGGGCACACAGGATTTCAGCCTAGAAATTTAAATTTGCGCTCCTCGAGTGGTACTTCGGGAGCGTTCTTGAGTCCAGAAAAACGGTCCTACTCAAGGCAATTGCCTTTCAAAATTAAGGGCGGGATTTCAGGTCAAAGACATTTTCAATATTTACAGGATTCTATTTTTAGAACTTATGCGGACTTGAAACGCGATCCTGCTTTGGCCGCTGATACTAAATTGATTTTTCATAATCCTAGAGACGAGGAGCATTGGGTTGTTATCCCAAAAACATTTAAATTGAACCGGGATGGATCAAATAGATTTCTTTATAAGTACGATATAGAATTGATAGTCGTAGAAAGCGCTGCGCAAAGAGACGCAGATTTTTCAGATGATAAATCTATATTTGATTCAATACGGGATTCAATACGCGCTATTAAGAATGCAATTGACAGAATAACAGGGATGATAAACGATATCACTGCTTTGGTAGGCGAAATTACAAGGTTCATAAAAGATGTGGGTAAAATAATAGATGCTGTTACTGAGATTGTGAACGCAGCTTCTAATTTTGTTAATGGAGTAACAACACTTATACAAGCCCCTTATGCTGCTCTTGAAAGTACGCTTGAGATGGTTGAGTCTGCGGTAAATTTGATCACAGAGAGCGTGGAAATGGGGGGCACTGCCGCAGAAATGCCTGAAAAAGTCCAAAATAAATTTCGGCAAATGGGGGACGCCCTAGAAATACTCGGTATAAACCCTGGGGATTGGGAAACGCCGGCTGAGGCAACTGTCCGCAAAATCCGGGAGCAACAGGAGGCTCGCCAGCGCCTCTCGCGGATAGATCAAGCCGCGACCACTGCGCCCACCTCGTTTGAGGCCGTCCGAAATCTCGGTACACAATACAGCCCCGGGGATGCGGAAGTTGCGGAAAGCGCTCTCGAGGTCTCGACGCCCGCGCGCACGTATCAGAGCGCTCGCCAGGTCGAGATTACCGAAGGGGATACACTCGTTTCTCTGGCAGCTCGCTACTTGGGGGATGCTCGGCTTTGGCAACGCCTGGCGATTTTGAACGGGCTTCGGCCTCCTTTTCTGGATCAACACGCGGCGCTTCCGCTAGTTTCTGGATTGGCGGGGTATTTGACGGGTGCTGCAACTGGCGCAGATGAGGTTCCATTTGACGGGGTGCTCGGCCCTGGGCAAAAGATTCTGATACCTAGTGGGCAAAAGAGTGCATTGGATATGCCTCTTCTGCCCGTGCGAGGTGTCACGAGTGATGAGCCCGTGGAGAACTATTTTCTGGGAACTGATTTTGCTTTGGAGGTTGTTTCTGGAACCAGCGATTCAAGTCGCGCGATTTACGATATTCCAATTGACGTGGAGGGCGGGAGTGTTGACGCTAAAATCGTTCAAGGGCAGGACAACCTTATTCAGTTGCTTCGCACTAGAATTTTGACTGAACGCGGGTCTGATCAATTATATAAACAGTTAGGAATGCGCCGCGTAGTTGCTCTTAATTTCACCCCTGTGGATTTGGAAACTGCGCGCTTCCGGGTACTTGAAGCAATTTCCTCTGATCCTCGGGTCGCGAATGTGGAAAGCATCGAAGTTCAACAAAATTTGGATGCTCTAGATATAGACGTTTCAGTTGCAATCCGGGGATTGTCTGAATCAAGAACCCTAACGGTGAGGCTATAAAAAAATGCCTTCTTTTCAAACAAAACGGTACGAACAAATATTAATGCAAATGCTGGCCCGCGTGGTCACTCGTTCCCGACTTTCTGATATTTCGGACAGTTCAGTCGTTAAGCACGTCTTAGCTGCGGCTGCTCGCCAGGACGATGAGCAATATTTTCAAATGTCTCTCTTGCTCGATCTTTTTTCGATCGATACTGCTGCTGGGGAGGATTTGGATAGGCGCGCGGCAGAGATCCAACCTGGAACTATTTCGCGGAGTCAAGGGGCCAAAGCGGTTGGAAATATTGTTTTCTACCGAACAGGTACAACAGGCACGGTCACTATTTCCGCAGGCACGCGCGTTAAAACCTCGACTGGAATTATTTTCATTACAACCGCAGCGGGGTCAATCACGCCTACAAGTCCTGAACAAATTTCGGGGCACGGAATTGGCCGAGATTCTGGACTTGTGCCAGTTATCGCGGAACAAATTGGGGTTGTAGGAAATGTCGCCTCCGATACGATTGTGAAATTCGAAGCCAAGCCCGCGGGGGTCGAGGGCGTAACAAACCCCGCTCCCTGTGCTTATGGCACCGATTTGGAATCCGATGATTCTTTCCGGGAGCGGATTATAAATTATATTGCTGCTCTGCCCAGATCAACGGTGAACGCGATCGAATCCGGGGTCTTAAATGCTGTGGACTCCACAACTGGCGCGACAATTTTGTACGCGAGGGTGATCGAGGACTCAGTTTATCTCGGAAAAGTGATGCTTTACGTTGACGCCGGGACAGGATCGGCGGAATCGAGCGCGGCTATTACAGGGGAGATTTTGACGGAAGGGCTTTCCCCAGGCGATGTGGCAGTAGGCGGTGAAACTACGTTATTTTTTGTGCATAAACCGATCAAATCTTCTATTGTTCCTACGATTACCTCGACACTTCGGGGGGCATTGACTGGCGGAAGCACTTATGATGTGACTTACGATTTTTGGTATAATCCCGCTAGTGGACAAATTTATTTTCCTAGTCCGGGGTTGACAGCAGGTGAAAAGCTTACTTCTAATTATACGTATTACACTGGAATAATAGCGTTGGCACAAAAAATAGTGGATGGCGATGAAACAGATCGAGCTAACTATCCGGGCATTCGTGCCGCAGGAGTGCAGGTAATTTGCCGTGTTCCCCAGGTTTTGATCCAAGAGATTGAAGTAGTTGTGGCGATTTCTGCGGGCTATGATGATGATACAGTGCGCGTAGAGGTTGAGGAAAAACTTTTATCTTATATTAATACTCTAGGGATCTCCACTGATGTTTTGAGGTCAGAACTTATATACCAGATTATGAGCGTTCCCGGGGTATACAATTGTTTTCTTGAAGTTCCTAGTGCCGATGTAATTATTTTGGATGACCAAGTTGTGCGGACTACATCGGCTAACATAGACGTAAGGTGACGCCATGGCTTTTACGTTATCCAGTCTTAATTTGAGTTCAGTAGCCGAAGATGGAGGTTACGAGTTAAAGATTACAGGTTCGTTTGAAGCTGGGCATCGATATCGTGCTTTTCTAGGGGATATTGGGAATACTTCTGATCCAGAATGTTTTTCTGGATACCCTCAACAAAGATGGGTGAATGTCTGGAATGGGGTAACAGTGCGGGTTTGGACTCCGAGAGTTTATCCGGGATTGTCTTCGGTGACTGTTTTGGATATTGATACCAGTGAATCTCATACATTGGTTGATTATATTACGGTAGTTTACCAGCAGTACAGAACAACGGTGGTAAATATGAAAAAAGTTTTTCCATTGTTTTATCAAGTTGGAATTCGAGATATCAATTTATTTCCAAGAATCTAAAGAATAGGAGAGTATAACCATGGCTAGAAGCGCGCCGACTTGCACTAAGGGAACGGTAGGATCAACTGGTACTGGGCAAAGACGTGTTATTATGGATCAAATAAAAACATCCATAGAAGCTTTTCAAATATCTGCGATGAGTCCGTGGTTAAGAGTTGATTCATATATTTCGACTTACCGATATGATGTATACCATGGAGTAGGAAATCCTACCCTCGGATCAGGGGCTTTGAAAGGGGACTCTGATCTTTGGTTTTTACTGCAAGAACATGGTTCTGGAATTTATATTAAAACTATGAGTGATTTTTGTCCTTCTGCTAATACTTATCAGCGGCTAGCATCCGGGGATACTATAGCTGTTGATGATTCTAGCGGTTTTGATTGGTGGTGTGCTGTTAATGAATATGAATTTTGTTTTATTATAATTCAAGGCGGCACCTGTTATGCACTATGGGCTGGTCAACCTCTGAACGGTTTGTCTGATTCTAGTTTACTAGGGGGACGAGCAAGATTATCAGTAGCAACTGGCATGTCCGGGGATGGGGTAGTTTTAAGTCTTGACCGCGATTTAACGGGTAAATTAACAGCGGGGCAAAGTATATATTTATTGAATCAAACTGTGGATGGTGAAGCTGGATTAGACGCCGATTATTGTGAAATTGTCCCTGTAAATTCTGTCGGTTCTAGCACTGTAACTGTCGATAGTGTGGATAATAATCCCTATGAAATAGGATCTTTAGTTGGTTTATACCCTTTTTGCTGTGTTTCTGGTGGGGCGGGTGTTAGTTTTACGAATAGTATTTGGTGTTCTATACACCCAAACGGAACTACTGGGGCAGGCAGCGCCGGCCAATCTAGAGTTTATTTTACAAGTAGTGAAGAACCCTATATGGATCCTGATTATGCAAGTATTTATAGAATGGCTAGAATCCATATATTAGCCTTAACTAGCGCAGGTGTGTACGGTACTTCTCAATTGATGTTTTCTTGTTCTCTGGGGACACAGGCAAATGGTGATAGAATGCTTATTGACGGAGATACCAGTAAAGCGTATTGGGTATTCCCTTCATTAGTAGGTAATTATTTAGGAGGTGGCTGCTTGGCTATTGGGCCTGGGGCCACGGTATAATAATGGCAGATTTTAATGCTCTACTTTCTGAGGAACTCGACGATTACGGAATTGAAGTAAATTGCGCACTTGTAGAATCCCATGTTGATGATCATTGGTCCTCTTTGGATTTGGGAGAAGATAGTTGCTGCTTACGGGAACCTAGATTTTCTCTTGGGGTCGGTATTTCACCTGGGATTGATTCTGTTGTCGTGCTTTCATCCACAAGTATAAAAATTAATTTTATCTATCCGGCATCAAACAATGTTGCGCTTTCTTTGGCTAACAACTACTCTATTAATCCTGCTCTTACTGTATTTTCAGTAACTCCTGAAGCAGCCTCAGAACCTACTTATGTAACTCTCACAATTCAGGAACAAAAACAAAGTGAGAATTACACGGTAACGCTATTGAGGATTGAGAGGGCTTAAATGGGTGATATTGGAACTTGGGTCGGAGTAGGAACGAGCCCTCGACTTCTGAGCGCAGTAGTAATTCGTGACCGCGCAGTGCGAGCGACGTTTAATGAGGCGATGAAAAACAATGCAGCTTTGACGACTCCTGCGAATTATGTTTTCACAGCCCTGGCGGGTGGTGCAGCAGTTGCCGCAGTAACGGTGGTTCCAGGAACGGATTTAACTTACGTTGACATTTTGACAGATGTTAGTTTTTCAAACGGCACTGCTAATTATAGATTAACAGTCAATAATGCAATTGAGGATACTGCTGGAAATACTCTTGATCCGTCCTACGATGAGGACGTGTTCGATGGGGTCGCGCCTTCGCTCGCTCCGCGGGTGCTTTACAAGGGGCTGCTCGAGGCCATCGTCGAGGCGATCAGCGAGACGGATGCGGAAATCGGTGGTTTGCGAATGACCCGCTTGACAGCGGCTATGGCTCGAGGCGACACAGTGGCCCTGGTGGAATCCACCTTGGATTGGGAAGATTCTGGAAAAATAGCGATTGATGGAATTACGTATTCTTACACCTCTAAATCAGCAGGATCATTCATCGGTCTTTCGTACCAGGCAGCCGGGGCAACGGTAGCGGGTGCAGCCGGGATCCATCGAGATCTGAGCGTTGTGACTGACCTGAATCAGATCTGGTCCGCTCTCGATCAACTCAGGCGCGCTCTACTTGTCGATTACGCTGTCGGGGGAAATTTGGATGTGATCGGTAGAAATTTGGGAGTTGCTCGGCGCAATTTGTTTTCTTCTGATAGCCTATTTCGTGAAGTTATTAAAGTGCTCGCCTACAACCCTCGGGGAACAATTTTTGGAATTGAACTCATTTTGACTGCGCTTTATGGTGCTGGCAATTTCGAGATTTTTGAGGATTTACTTCAGTACCCTAACACGGTATTTATACGTATCACAGATGATGTTCTTGATACTCCTTTGCTCAACGGGAAAGCGTTTTTGGAAAGAAAAGACTATGAAATTGTTACTAATACAGTAGTTGTTTTGAATGAAATTCCAAAAGCTATTGAGAGCGCAAAATTCTTAGAAGTTGATCAAGAATTTAGTTTTAGAGATGCCAAGCCAAGCGCATTGACCTATGCTTATTACCCCGGTGCTACCCCTGCTTCAGCATTTACTTTTGTTGGGGCAGATGAAGCAACAGAAGTCTTGCTTACACCGGGAACTGGAATTGAGATGCTCAGTACAGGACCGGAAGTTTCCTATAAAATGACTGTAGCAAAAGGATACAGAGTTCAATATAATAGTAATGTTGAAGTAAAATGGATAGGTGGTGTAATGATTCCTATAAGTGCGGGGCTTACTGGGGATGTTCATTTAAAGGATGGCACGCAAGATATTCATGTTCGGATTGACAATACTGGAGTATCCCCTCAAATAGGTTTATATAGAGTAGGAACGGGGCATCTAGGTACTCCAGTCACTTTGTCTGATCAGTATTACGAATTTAAGGTTGTTCAAAATGGGATGGATCCAGTGGAATTATGGATTGATGGGGTATTGGAACAGACAGTTCCTTATCCAGATTTTGCGGCAACTTCCAGTGTTGAGTTTACTTTTGGTGTTACGGGATCTGGTATGTCTTACGTGATAAAAGAGGTCAATATTAATACTGATAATTATGATTTTTGGAAAAGACCTAGACTAGCAATAGGAACTGTTTCTGGTGCTGAACCTACAAAATTGAATGACTCTGGAGCAATATTTGCTGATGCTGATGTTGGTAAACAAATTGTTATTACGAAATCTTTAATAACTAACACGCAGGGCGGCAATAATACCGGAAAATTTGTGATTGCTGTTAAGGACAGCAGCACCAAGGTAACTTTGGCGGGAAAACAGCGCACTGGATTGGAGATAGTGGATGATAGTTCTGCGGGATTAGTAGCTATTCTCCCTCATTATTATACTTTACGTTACCCGGAAGATTTAGGAAAAACTCTGGTAATTACTGGATCTACTCTAGGAAATAATGGATCGTATACTATTTCCAAATTGTATAGGAATTATCCACCTTACGTTGGATTAGATGAATATGACACGCCGTGCTCATTAGATTCTTATGTATTAGGTACTGTTGCATCTTTTACGGCAGAAGAAAACAATTTGAATTGGAGAATAGATCCTGCGTTTATTGCTGAATTAGCGGTTGACGATTTAGACTACGAGATTGCTAACTCAGGTACTATAATTTCTGCTACTTGGATTGGTTTAAAGACCAATTTTTCAGGCCTCCCTGTAAACAATGCGCTGATGGAAGTGACCTACATGACCGATCCCTCGAGCCAGGTGAGAGAAGCAGCAGAAGAAACAATTGTTGAAAGTGCGGGCCCACCTCCTGTATATAGTCAATATCCTTTTTTCTTGACGGTACCATTGGCAGATTTGCAGGTGTTACTAGATGAGTTAACAGCGGCAGGAGTTTTTCCAGAAACCGAAGTTATTTATTAAGATAGGAGTGTGCCCGATGACCGTAGATCGCGTCAAGGTTGAACCTAACGAGCGCATTGACATCGCGGATTTTGAAGCACTGAGCGAAACTCCTTCTGACGAGACTGCTCAATTAGGGTCGGGGTTTTTTGCGGCCCCCACGGGCAAGTGGATTTTGTCCGGATTTGCGATGAGTAACCCATCTGCAAAACAACTTGAAGTCACCCGGGGCACGGCCATCCTTGCAGAACGTCAAGGCGCGTCTGTGCGTTACGGAACACTGGTCACAGAGGGGGAGGCGTCTCGTATTATTGATCTCAATTCCTATGCTTCTGCCACTTACTATATTTATATTCGTTTTGAGTTGATCGCTGGTGGATCTGCTGAGAGAATTTTTTGGGATCCAACAGGGGTAGGATCGGAATATTCGGAAGTGACAAACACGCGCTATCTGGCAAATTGGAGTTTGCGGGTCGAATTATCTTCTCCAGGGGATGAATGGTTGTGCATTGGATCAGTGGTGCAATCCACTATGGTCATTACGGATCTGCGCCCGTTCTTTTTCGAAGGCACACCGAATTCTAGTTTCAGGTCAGGGTGGAGCACGGATGGAGGCGGGGCGGCGACGGATCGCAACGCTAATCGATCTCTTTATGGTATTTCGAATATTCAAAAATTCACTGCCGCGATGCGCCAGTGTATCGAGGATATTAAAGGGCGCGGTTTGAGGGCTTGGTGGGACGCTGATATTGGGGGTTTAGATGTTGGGTTTTATGACAGCCCGGTAGAGGATACAGTTAGAATTGGTGATACTAATTTTTCTATTGCACTGAGTTCGGGAAATCCTAAATTAACATTTGATTCTACTGATTATCTAACCTATAATAGAACAACAAACTTACTTAGTAATTTCATCGGAGGAACTGAGCATTTACGTCTAGGCACCGATGGTTTGCACGCATTGAATGGTTTATCAATTGGTTTACCTGTAGCAACGAGTATCACGAATAATCGTCTTCTTATAGGAGATGCTGCTTTTTTCATAGATTTTGATACGAATCCTGTTATCAATTTTGCTTCAACTGATTATCTAACATACGCGACTTCTGGCAATACTCTAGATTTTTATGTTGGAGGAGCACTTAATCTTAGAGTGGCTTCTGCCGGGGTAGGAATTGCTGCGGGCCTTGTTGTGGGGCTTACCCCTACGACGGTTCCTGTTGACAACTCTATCATGATTGGGAGCGCAGATTTTAATCTTACATATACAGGATCAAATTCAAGTATTCAATTTGACGCAACGGACTCAATAACATATCAATTTGGGTCCGATGATATGGGCTTTTGGATTGGGGGCACAGAAGAAGTACGCTTAAGCTCTGCTGGTTTAAAGATAGCGAATGGATTGGTGGTGGGGATGGCGGTAAGCACCACGCCTACGGATGACGCTATTGTCCTTGGGGATGCAAATTTAGTATTAGCTTTGTCTGGGGGAGATGCAATTTTAACTGTAGACAGTACTGACTCATATTGGTACGATCGTTCCCTCAACAAATTTTGCTGGACTATTGGCAGCGCTTTATGCGCTACTATGTCGAGCACTGAATTGTGGTTTACAAGCAACATTAGTTCTCGGTATTTATCTGCTTACACAACCAGCGGGGCAACGCCGTCAATAAAATTATTTGATGGAGTTCAAGATCTTGATAAACGCTTTTTTGGAATTACAACTGAAGGTGTATCCTCAGATGACGTAGTATTATATTTTGCGGAAGACGACGGTACTAGAGCGGCTACATCTTCCATTTTTGTATTTAGACGAGATCCGGTGTTTTTCCCTGCGGCCTTAGAGGTAGAAGTTATTCCAAAATTATACACAAAAAATGCTTTAGGAGATGCGTATTTGGGGACTGATATTTACCCCTGGCCAAAGGTTTACGCCAAAAATATACAACTTACGAATATAGCTACTGCGGGAGAAGCTGGGTATGTGACCTGGACAGGGATTACTGAAGTAGCCGTAAGTTCTGGAACTGGAACTGTTAAAATGAACGGTTCTACGTCTCGGAATAGTGTTGGTTGGCTAACATTCTATATTGAAACTACCCCGTATTACATTCCATTCTGGGCTGCATATACAGGGTAGAGAAAGGGGAGAAAGTGAACGGACCCATGGGACTCAAAATGTCGGAGCAGGAACAAGGCCTATATTTGCAGGCGATCTTTGATCGAAAGGTAGAACTGGAGGGCCCGGAAATCGTCATGGCAGAAGAGTTGCGCCGCCTGCACGGCGAACTCGAGAAAGTGGAAAAGCACGTGGCTTCGCTTCGGGAGGAACTGACAAAATCAATCGAGGTGCTGCAACGAATCACGGGTGCTCGCCAGTCCTGCGCCAAGATGCTGCTGGAGATCGAGGAAGGTCGGCAAAATGAAAAGATCGTGAGAGGGGGGGCAACGTGAGGCAGAAACTATTTGAAATCCTTCAATTTTTTGGAACACTGCTCACTGAAGATCGAAACGGAAAAACAATCCTGAGCCTCGGCCGAGTCACGCTGGTCGCTGTCCTGGGATTCTATTTCTGGATCTGGTCTGCCGATATCGTTGGAGAAGAAGAAATCCTGATTCCTCCAGGACTTTCGGAAGTTTTTTTGGTTCTGTGTGGGTACGTTTTCGGATCGAAAGTGCTGAACACCTGGAGGCCTGGGGTACCTTCCGCGGAGAAAGAGGAGAAAGAGGCGCCATGAGCACGATTCTAAAAATCCTTGTATGGATCAAGAGTTACGTTTACATCCCGCTTTTCGCGCTTGTATCAATCTTGGCGTGGGTTCTGTTCTCGCGCAGGGGCTCGCCACTAGCTTCAACGGCCCTCGAGCTTGAGGCTATCCGCGCCGGACTTGAGGCGAAGCGCCTGGAGGCCGAGCGGGGCACTTACGAGGCCTTCCTCGCGGTGCGCGAAACCCACCGAAAAGCGCTGGCTGGCCTGGATGAGGAACAGAGGAAAAAGGCCGATGCACTCATCAATGCGCCTGAAAAACTGGCTCGTTTTCTCGTGCGCGCTGGTAGCACTCGCCGATAGGGTTGCGGCAGGGGAGAAGATTTGCGCGGAAGATGATCCACGCAAGTGCTCTCAGGCGGTCGAGAAGGGCGAGTTCGCGCCGTTCGCAGGTCAACTACTCACGCCAACTTTGGCGGCGGAACTGGGGGTCAAAGCCGATTCGTGCGATGCGCGCCTTGATCTCGAGGTCAATTTCCAGCGAAAGCTTGTCTCGATCCCTCTAGAACTCGAGAGGACGTTGCGGAAGCAGGAACAGGAGGCGTTCGCGCAAGAACGTGCATTACTCCTGAAGCGGCTCGAGGAAGCTACGTCGCGCCCTTGGTACGAACGTCCGCTTTTTGTGGCGACTGTGACAGCGCTTCTCGTGATCGGTGTTTCGTTCGCGTGGAGGAAATACTAGATGTTTCGTACTATTACGACGGTTTTCTGCTTGGCGGGGGTGGCTTGCGGCGACGGCGCGCCTGTGTCGGTCATGGTTCCTTTGGTGGGAGATCACTGCGATATCGACAAAGCCCAAGCAACCGTGACGGGGCCCGGCATGTCCCAGGTGGGGCCAGTCAATCTTAACATCACGGACTTTGCGGGAATCGTGGGCGAAATTAAGGACGTTCCCCTTGGGAACGGACGCAAAGTTGCGGTCGTTGCGTTCGCTGAGCACGATCTCGTGGTATACGAAGGCGCGGGGTTCGTCAACGTGCTCGCAGAGACCACACCAGCTCCGTTGGCCCTCATTCTCCATAGGAACTGGGCGAATTGTCCTGCGGAGGACGATGAGGACGACGAGGACGACGAGGACGATTAATTCTAGGTTATTTTTAGAATTATTTATTCCTCAGTAAAATCAGAGTTTTGCGAATTCTTCCTCAAGTAGTTCTTTAGGAAACAAAAAAAGTTAACTGTATATCAATCAGCACCTCAATGAGATGATTGACGGTTATTGAAAAAATTCAGAACATTTGGCCTATTTTAATGTGCAACTTACAAGACGAAAAACCCTTATGTTTCAGATTTTCTTAATTAATATCATTTTCAGACAATTTCCAAATGATTTTCCGATATATTTTTGAATTTCCAGAAAAATAGTCTTCTCCTGGGTACTTAGAAAGAAAAAACTCCCATTCGTTACAGAACTTCATATAGATGTTCTATTTTGATATAGTTATAAATTAAAAAAGTCTTTGCGATTCGGGTTTTTGGAATTTATTATAATTTTGTCAAGTATTCTATACTTGATCTAAGAAGTATGCTCGAGCTGAATCATTGGACTATCTTAATGCGGAGGAAAGTTTAAAATATAAGATTCGTAATTCTTATGCTATTTCGCTAACTTAGGTCATTTTCGGGAGAAGGTTTGATGTATTTATAAATAATTTTTTCACTAATAAAATCATATCTTTGCGTGCTTAACTTAAAGGACTACTTCATAAAACTATTACTTCTTATTAAACAGAGACTTAACCCCCCTTCACTTTTTTCTTGACAAGGTTTTTTGTTCGTGGCAATGGGTGGAGCCTTGCGACACCCCAAATAGGTTCCAAGGATCGACACCTGGATTTTAAGATTAATTAATTTAATCTATCTTTAAAACCCCACTAATTAAATCTTCTAGATGTGCAAATCTCCTGGGATGTTAAGGTTAAATTTCAATCCATTCTTTCTGATCTTAATTACTCTTTCTGATCACTTTTTTCTGATCTTAACTACTTTTTTCTGATCTTAACTATTGATAAGGCAGGTATAAAAAGAAAGTTCCACTCCTAAGGCTAGATCTGTGTTATTTCTGATCTTAACTATTGATAAGGCAGGTATAAAAAGAAAGTTCCACTCCTAAGTCTAGATCTGTGTTATTTCTGATAAGGCAGGTATAAAAAGAAAGTTCCACTCCTAAGTCTAGA